ATGTCGAACGCCGCGGCCGGTCTTCCAATCTTCGCGGATCATTCCCCGCAAATCTTTTCCCTTCTCGCGGCAGTCTTCATCGTCGGCGCGTGTCTCGCCGGCATCCTCCTCGTGCTCTTGGTATTTTTCCGTGAACTGAGCTCGGCGTGTGCTCTCCGCGATCGTCAGTGTCCGGATCTCGACTTCTTCGTGCCGCGCAAACCGGCGGCGCGAGAAACCTCGCCGTATTGGCGCGGTCAATTCCAGGGAAGGAGAAATCGCTTCGCCTAAAAAGCAAACGGCGCAGGCTGCAACTCCCGCGCCGCTTTGAAGCGATGTCGAACTATGACTTCGACAGCTGCAGCATACCCCAACTCCGGCGCTTGGACTAGCGCAAAAACACGCCAGTCCCTACGTGTCAAGACTCTAAACCTCTCTAGCCGTATTCCCCCGAGCATGATCACGGACCTTTTCGACCTGGTTTCCTTGGTCCTGGTCCTGGCGGCGCTCTTCATGGTGCGAGCATGAAAGCCACGCAAGCGGTTCTCCGATTTGGACCTTTGCGCGACTTCGCCGACGTGCCAGGTCAGCGCTCCCTTTGCATCCTGTGCGATGGAACCGGCTGGCGGCTGGTTGCTTCCCGATCCGATCGCTGTGTTACGCGATGCGAGTGTCGACGCCCGCAATCTCCGGTCCTGGTCGATCGCAAAGCTGCAGCTGCGGGGGATCGGTCATGAGCGAAACGAAGCACACCCCTGGTCCTTGGAAATGTGAGCATTCCGGATACGCGAATGCTCCGTTCGTCGTTTTCACCGGCGAAGTCCCGCCGAAGTGGAACCGGCGTTATCCCCTTAGCGGCGTTAACTGGATCGCAGAAGTGAAATGCGACGAGAGCGAGCACCATGAAGAGCATCGCGCGAACGCACATCTCATAGAAGCTGCACCAGCCTTACTTGAATCGCTGGAATCTCTGCTCGCTTATCTTCGCGCATTCTGGCCGATGGAACCGCTCTTTTCCACTCATGACGATCGGCAGGCCATGGAAATTGCTGATGCTGAGGTCGCCATTCGCAAAGCCAAGGGGATCGAGGGCAAATTCTGATGATCGACGGCAAAGATTTATTAAAAGCCATACCGCTTGTACCGAAACCTGAAGCCGGTCAGGCTGGGGACACGGGTAAGAGTGCCCATTCCTCCGGATGGGTGGGTGTACATACATCTGCCAAATTCCCTGGAAACACGATCTACGTCGGGATAGATGATCGCGCTGCCTTCGATTTGATCGATCTTCCGCAGGGCGACAACGGAAAAGTTCTCACAAAGGTCATCGACTATAAGCCGCCGTTTAACGACGCTGGTCCGCAATACCTCATCTTTCAGCATTGGCTGGTGAAACCTACCGTGGGCCTCGTCGAACACAAAACTGCAGCCGCGGGGGATCGCTAAATGGGGCTCTATAACTTTCAATCGCGGTTCGTTCCGAAGGTCCTCTCGGGAGAGAAGACACACACGATCCGCGCGATCCGCGCAAATCCAGATAAGCCTGGTAGCACGCTGCATCTGTATACCGGGCTTCGCCACAAAGGCGCAAAGCTGCTCATGCGCGCCGAGTGCGTGAAGGTCGAAGTGATCGAGATCGACGCTTGTGGTCACGAGTGCAATTGCGATCCATGCGTCGCTATTGACGGCGTTGAACTCGGCGAGTCGGAACGTGAGGCGCTCGCTCTTCGAGATGGATTCTCAGACTTCGAGGAGATGCTCGACTTTTGGGCCGGAAGGCTGCCGTTTAAGGGGCACATCATTCACTGGAGGATGGCCGCATGAGCGACATCCTGCTCGGCTACGAAGTCTCGACCGGCAAAGAGGTCCGAATTCCGTTCGCGCATACCGTCGTCTGTGGGCAAACGCAAGCCAGCGGGAAGACGACGACGCTCGAGGGTCTGCTCTCGCGTTCTGGCGAGCCTCCCCGGCCGGCCCTCGCGTTTCTCACCAAGCGAGCTGAGAGTGCATTCGTGGACTCGCGTCGCATTCCGCCTTACTTCCGCGATCGCGCTGACTGGCAATTCGTCGAATCGATTCTTGAAGCCATGATGCGTGAGCGCATGAAGTATCAGCGCGAGTGGATCATTCGCGTGTGCCAGGGCGCCAAATCGCTAGAAGAAGTGGCGAAGAATGTCGACGTCGCATTAGCCGGCAAAGGCCGTCGAGGGCATCCGGCGTCTGGGTATGCCGCTGGTATGTATCTGCAGCTCTCGGAATATTTCAAGCTGCTGATGCCAGAGCTGAGGCGACTAAAGCTCGACATGGCTACGCACGGATCGACGCTCACTCTCGAGCCTGGCCTGAATGTGATGGACTTGAGCGAATACTCGACTGAAATGCAGTCGCTCGCGATCGCCTCTGCCATGGAGGAAGTTTATCGCCGGCGCGAGGTCATCACCGTTATTCCCGAGGCCTGGGAGTTTTTACCGCAATCTCGCAACACGCCGGTAAAGATGGCTGGCGAATCGCTCATCCGCAAAGGCGCGGCCGCGCACAATTTCATGTGGCTCGACTCGCAGGACATCACCGGCGTCGACAAGCGAATCTTGAAGCAAGTCGGCGTCTGGATCCTCGGCGTGCAGCGTGAAGTGAACGAAGTCGAGCACACGCTCTCACAGATGGCAGTCCCAAAGAAGCTGAAACCACAGCCGGAAGATGTAATGCAGCTTCGCCGCGGTCAATTCTTTGTGTGCTACGAGGATGTGCTCACGCGAGTGTATGTCTTGCCGAGCTGGATGCCTCGAGACGTTGGATTCAAGATCGCAATGGCTCTGCCGGCGCAAGCTGGCGATCTGATGGTAAAAAACGCGATCGCAAAATATCAGCCGGTGAAAAGCCGGCACCAGGAGGATGAGAACGTGGACTATAAGTCGGCGTACGAAGAAGCGCAGCAAACTATCGAGGAACTCAAGGCTCGAATCGAGAAGCTTGAACGGAACGCCCGCGGCGCTGTTCTCACTGACGCTCCCCGCGTTACGCCGCCGGCGAATGAGTTTGTCGGCGGCAACAATGACGAGGTCGCGATGTCGATCGACGTGAGAAAGCCAGTGATCGACGTCACAAAGCGCCGCTATGTTCTCGAAACAAACGACGAGGATCTAATCGGTCGGCTCGCGCTTCTACTTTCTGAAGGCTTCTTTGATTCTCCGAAAAAGACGGAGCACATTAACGATGAATTTCGCGCGCGCGGATGGGCCTCTCAACTGGGACGGCCTCAACCGAAGAATCTCGAGATGGCGAAGCTCGCTGAATACGGATTCATCCGCATCGTTGGGCAGGGAAGTTATCAGGCGGTGCCTGGCATGAAGGTGAATGTGAAGGAAGTGAGTGCGATCGCATGAGCTACTACCGCGAAGAAAACGGCCAGGTGGTCTTGACCATGAGCCGGGAAGATTACGAGCGCCTCAATGACTTTCTCGATATGGCGGCATGTGGCGATTTTCCAGAAAACCAGTTTCACGTTGTCGATGAAATTTTGGAGTTCAAGAAGCGCCTCGGCCCCGATTATGCGTCCTCCTGCCCTAGTCAGCCACTCGAAGGCATGTGCGGATTTATTTGGGAAAATCGTGGGGAGCTCGCTCATCCTCGCGCTAATCAATTCGGCCAACAAAATCATTCATGTGTCCGTCAGGGCGTTCACACCTATCACAAATGTTGGTGCGGCCAGTTGCGGAGAAATCCTCAATTGCAAGGTCTGAACTCCCGCAACGCGGGGGAGAAGTCGGGCAGCTCCGCATGATCACGATTCGAAATCTTCGGCGCACGGTTAGCCAGTTGATGACGGAGATCCATCTGATCACGCCGCAGCTGGCCGACTACCACGTCGCAGGTATGGACCAGGTCGAACTGTGGCGACGCTTTCGGATGTACACGGGAACGGAATTGAGTGTCGAGGGACGCAACCAACATAGCGGATCCGATTTCTACCAGGTTTTTGGATTCGCGACAGCGACGGCACGCCTCTCGGCACTCAATCCTGTTCCCGAGCAATCGACCGAGCACGAGGACGGGCAAGAAGAGTCTGCCAGAGCTGGAAGCAAAAAACCTGGTCCGATTGTGGATCGCGCGTTAAGCGCGATCCACTGATTCTAAAGCGCCGGTGGCGGAGTGTGTGTGCTCCGTGAAGCCGACGTTCTAAGTGTGTCCGAACGTGCCAGAGCTGGAGAAAAAAACCTGGGAAAAGCCGATAGCAAATCGATGCTGCAGGCGGGAAGGGTTTTGAAGTCTTTACTTGATACCAGTGAATAACTCGACAGATCGAAAAGGACTCAAACGCAGGCAAGTAGTTGATTCGGAAGGTTGGGATTCTGATCCGAAGCAAGCCTTCATCGGGAAGGAATTCCGCTTTCTGGATCGATACGAAGTGCAGGCGGCGCTAGTGAAAACGCTGGCACGCGCAAAAAACCACGTGATCCGACGAAAGGCTGCATTGTGTGAAGGGTGTCACCGGGAGTTTCGGCACTGGCGCTGCCGAAATAATCACGATTGGGTGGAAGCGGAGAATTCGTGCTCTCTCCGGGTCTGCCCGCATTGTAGTCATAGGCGTGCGAAGGTTCTGGGCTCGCGTATGAGCAAGTTTTTATTGGGTAGGGAGAAAACCTCGCTGCGCTATGCGGTGTTGGCTGAGCGCAATTCTACGGATGTGGCTGCGGGAATAAAGTCGCTTTGGGAAGCGTGGAATCGCTTGCGTCGCTCGGTGCGGTGGAAACGGAAAGTTAGGGGCTGCATCGTGGCGCTCGAGGTCACTTACAACAAGAAACAACATACCTGGCATCCCCACCTGAATGTGCTGATGGAAGGTGAGTATTTCCCTTTCGAGGAGTTGCGCGTGGCTTGGAGTGAAGCGACGTGTCATCGCGGGCGCACTAGTTTTATTCGTGCGGCGGATGAGGGCACGGTGCAGGAGTTGATTAAGTACGTGACGAAGGTTGCGGACCTGATCGGAAACGTTGATGCGCTTGAGGAATTGCTGCTCTCGACTCACAAGAAACGGTTCGTGCGGACCTATGGCAGCTTTTACGGCCTGTCTGTAGCTGATGAAGCTCATCCGAATTCGGTGCAGGCGCACTGTCCGGATTGTGACTCGAGTGAGATTGTCGCTTTGGGGCGAGTCAATCGTTGGACCGAGCAGCTCTCTCTCGATTTGAAAGGCGTGTTTCGCAGCGTGGTTCCACGTGCGCGCTCGCATGTTGTGTCTGATGAGGCGGAAGCGGTCAGCTTCACCGGGCTATTTTTCCTTCACAAGTATGCGCGTCGTGAGTCCGTTCGCCCAGATCGTGCGCAACTGCGCAACGAACTTGCGGCGCATCACGAACGAATTGCTCGTCAGAACTTGTGGGCGTCGTGGGGCGCTGCGCCAGACAGTTCTAGCGAGTGGGCTTAACAAGTTTGCGGCAACTAGCCGCATAAGGAGCAAGACCAAAATGGCAGGAAAAAGTTTAAATCGGGTTGTGCTGATTGGAAATCTCGGAAAAGATCCGGAGGTTAAGTACACGCCACAGGGCACACCTGTGGCTAAGTTGACCATTGCCACCAACGAACGTTTCAAAGATAAAGCCGGTGAATGGCAGGATCGAGCGGAGTGGCACAACGTAGTGCTGTGGCAGCGCCTTGCTGAAATCGCGGGCGAGTATCTCAAGAAAGGCGGCAAAGTCTATATCGAGGGCCGTTTGCAAACTCGCTCGTGGGATGACAAGACCACTGGCCAGAAAAAGTACATGACTGAAGTGATCGCTACAGATCTGATTCTGTTGGGTGGCGCGGATTCCGGTGGACATTCGCGCGGCTCGGCGCCGGCTGAGCCTGAGCGTGAATTAGTGGGCGCAGCCGCGGGACCAATCACGGATGAAGATATTCCGTTCTAAATCCAAAGCCGGGGGGCGCGAGGGGCAACTCGCGCTCCTGGCGAATTTGAGGGGGAGATCGAAATGTGCGAGACCGTGAAATTGCCGGGGGGTAGTACGGCGGTGATTTGTGGGCTTCGCGGGGTTAAGTTTTGCGGATGCGGTCGACAGGCCGTTGCTCTCTGTGACTGGAAAATGCCGAATAAAAGGTCGGGGACCTGTGATGCTCCGATTTGTGCGGCGCATACGAAGGAAGTAGGGCCGGGGAAGCATCTTTGTCCCGAGCATCAATTGCAGTACGACCTATGGAAAAAGCGCCATCCTTCGCCACAAGGCGAGCTCTTCACGGAGGCCGCATGAAAGCAGCGGACACGATTCGAAAGTTTCGCGAGCAAGTTGCCGAGAAATCTCCTGATCCGCGCTCTGCTATGCTCATCGCGCGGCTTTTGACGAATCTCCTGGCAGACGAGGCCGACTTTGCTCAACTTGCCGACGGCAAATGGTTGCGAAATAGTATGGATTTTACGGCCTGGCTTCGCGAACTGGAAGCGGTGATTGCGATTCACAATGACGTTCCAGTCGTAAATACAGCCGACGGACCTTTGCGTTCGACCGGTCGTGTTATGGCGCGCGATCTCGATCTCACGTGTCCGAGCTGCCGGCATGAGCACAAGAGTCGGACCGATTGCGGTCAGTATCTCGGCGAGGGCAACTTTTGCCGCTGCGAAGAGAAGGTACCTGCCTAATTTCATTTCTCGATTAAAAGGCGGGGGGGGAAAGGAGGCGCTACGATGCCGCGTAAACAGAAGTCTTTCATTCTTCCGCCGACAGATGGGGTCGCTTACTTCTTGGACCAGATCTATCTGTCGAATCTCAAGGGGGACGCACCGCCGGAGGGGAAGCCAGTCGAATTTTATATCTTCGTCACGCGCCTCGGTCCGCAGGGTCAACGGCGTTCGGTCGAAACGATCTCGGCAGGAAGCGAGGATGAGGCTCTGGATCAATTGAAAGCATTCGCTTCGCGATCAGACGTGACTCTGGTCGAGGAGCGCACCCACAAGCCCATTCCAAAGGAATGGCTGAACAAGGAGACAGCATGAAGGCACGAGACATCAAAGGCACGAAGTCCCAGCGAATTATCTCGCAACGCGGGCGCAATCTGCCGAAAACGTTGCACGCGAAATACGAGTGGAACGAAACCGACCCATGGCTGGAAGCCGCCGAAGACGTGGAGACTCTGGCGGAAAAGGGCGAGACCGTTTATGTCGGCGAATACAAACTCGTGAAGGTTCGGAAGGTAACGCTCGAATTGAATGCAGCGTAGTGCGCGCGCCACGAGCACACGTACTTCAGTGATCGTGAGCGCGGATCTTACACTTCAGTAACATGCGCCCGGTCCCCCCGTCATCCTAGACTTTTCAGGTCGAATAACCGGGGGGTATCTCTACTCCCTTCTTTCGAAAATACAAAACCATGAATCCAGAGCTCATTAGATCTGGCAGCCGAACTTTTCTACAAATGCAGCTGGTGCCTCATGTCGGCTAATCGATCCGCTAGGTGGGAGTCGAGTTTCGCGGATCTCGTTAGAATGTACGGGATAGCAAAAGTTGCTCGAGATCTCGGCGTCGAGCCCGACGCCATTTACGAATGGATTTCAGCAAATCAACAGCAAGAAACTACGAGTGCGCGGACAAAGCGCGGCCGCCCGTACGGATGGGACACGCGTTTCGCGCGACTTGTTCATGTGTACGGGGTGGCAAAGCTGGCTCGTGATCTAGAAGTAGAACAAACGGCAATTTACCAATGGATTCGAGGCTCGACTAGTCCGCGGCCTGAGAAGGCCATGACGATAATCCTGCTCTTGCGACCTGTGGGCCGTCTTCGACTCGAGGACATCTACCATCATCGGCTTAGAGCTCAAGCGATATCGAGCGGCGAGGTTGTGTCTGATGCTCATCAAAACTAAGATCGATATCTCAGGTGCGTTGGTCTTAACCGATCTGATCCTCAAAAAACTCCCTTACGCCACAAACAACGCGCTCACGCGTACTGCGAGAGAGCTTGTGAACGTAGAGCAACAGGCGCTGAGGTCAGAGTTTCAGATTAGAAAAGAATTCATTCTGAACCGAGTTCAGATCACAAAATATTCTCGTCCTGAATCTCTTTGGGTCGAAGTGTCGATCAATAAGAATGTGCAAGGTGGAGAGCTGCTGTTGACGATGTTTGAAGAAGGTGGAGAGAAATTGCCCGACACTGGAACAGAGCTGGCGGTCGCGTTGACCGGCGCAGCTGCTCGGCCTTCGTTCGCTGCCAATCTTCGCAACTCATCACTTTTCTATCAGAAGCTAAACATGCAGCGTCACGTCACGGAGCTGGGCAAGATTCAATACAAAGGAGATCAACGAACCTTTGTCATTCCTGGCGTTGGAATCTTTCAGCGCAACTCATCCAGAAAACGGCGAGCGCGCGCGAAACCAGGACAAGCTGCAGGACCTGAGCGCGACGCAACTCTGATCTACAGTTTCAAGCGAGCAGTGCCGCTGCGAGCGCAAATGCATTTCGTTCAGACAGCTCGCTCGTTCGTGCTCGATCGGTTCTCAGTTGTTTGGCGCGAAGAGTTTGTTAAAGAACTTGCTGGTCGCGCACGACGATGAAGTCGAATGGAAAACAAAAAGAATTACTCCGGACGGAGTCAAGTTTATTTTCGATGGCACCCTTGGTTTGGGTCCTTCCCCCGGGCCGGCCGGCCGCGGGTGACGGCGAGCCCGGGGAGACACCAGTGTAAAAATTTTTCGAGGTCATTTCGTTTTCGTTTTGAGCCATGAAGAAGAAGTCGAAGAAAAAACGCTCGCCGGCGCCGAAACCGGTGAAGCCGCGGCTGGTCGGGATCTCGCTGATCGCCGAGCGCTTGAAGCTCACGCCGCGGCGGATCCAGCAGCTCGCCGGCGAAGGCCTTCCGCGGGTTACGCGTGGAAAGTACGATGTCGACCAGGTCCTCGACTGGTATATCGCCAAGCTCGAGCGCCAGCTCGCCGGCGAGACCGATGAAGAAGGGGAAACGGCGAAACGCTACAAAGAAGAATTGCGTCTCTTGTCCGCGCGCGCCGATCAGCAAGAGCTCGATCTCGCTGCCAGGCGCCGTGAGCTGGTCTCGATCGCCGACGTCCAAAAGGAAATGACGGATCTCGTCGCAACGACGAAGGCGCGGATCCTGACCGTGCCGGCTCGCCTTGCGCCTGAGCTCTTAAGCGAGCAATCGCGCGTCATGGTGCAAGCCAAGATCGAGAAGGCGCTGAAAGAAGCTCTTGCTCACCTGGCCGGGACGCCGGCGGCGACGCCGGCGGCCACATGCTAGCGACTCACGAGAGTGCAGCCGCGGAATTCAAAGCTGTAATTCAGCGTGTTTATGCCGGCTTCGCGCCGCCTCTCGATATCCTTGTCTCAGAGTGGGCTCGCCGGAATCGGATACTACCGAAAGGCACGACGGCCAGGCCTGGACCGTTTCGGCCTGAAAAATTCCAGATTGAAATGATGGATGTCGTGTGCGATCCCAACGTGCATGAAGTCGTTGTAAAAAAGTCGACCCAGATTGGCTATAGCGACGCCGTCTTGATAAATATCATCGGTTACTTCATCGACATCGATCCGCGGCCGATCATGCTGGTGCAACCCACGATCGATAATGCAAAAGATTTCGGGAAGAAGCGCATTACTCCTATGATCGAGAGCACGCCGGCGGTGAGAGAGAAGATCAGGCCGGCGACGTCGCGCCGCGCGGGAAACACTCTGCAGCTGAAAGAATTCCTCGGCGGATTTCTGAAACTGACCGGCGCGAATTCAGGGACTGGCTTGCGATCGGATCCCGTGCCCATTGTTTTGCTCGATGAAACCGAGGGTTTTCCGCTGGATGTCGACGGGGAAGGCGATCCTTGTGAGATTGCTAAGCGGCGTACCGATCAATTCACCGATTTCAAGATCTATGAGGGATCCACGCCGGCGAAGCCGAAAGGGCTGAGCCGGATCGAGAAACGCTTTGAGGAGAGCGATCAGCGGTTTTTCCATGTTCCCTGTCCCTTTTGCGCTCGAATGCAGGCCTTGCTGTGGCGCGATCGCGAGACCAAAGCCTTTCGCCTGGTCTATAAGCTCGATGCCGGCGGCCAGGTGATTGCCTCGAGTGTTGGATATCAGTGTGAACAGTGCCAGAAGATCATTCCCGAGCGCTATAAGCAGCAAATGCTCGATGCAGGCCACTGGGTAGCCACTTTTCCCGGCCGGGCCGTGGTGGGCTTCGCTTTGAATGCGCTCTATTCTCCCTGGCGCGACAATTGGGGGGACCTGGCCGACGAGTGGGTCAAAGCTCAGAAGAATCCCGAGAAGCTTAAGGCCTTCATCAATCTGAGACTTGGTGAAGTGTGGGAAGAACAAGGATTTTCGCTCGAGTCGCATGATCTTCGCCGGCGCTGCGAGAAATATGGCGCGGCTGATGCTGAACAGAGGCCGGAAGTCCCGAATGGTGTTGGTCTCCTGACCTCTGCTGCCGACGTACAGGACGATCGCCTCGTCGTTGTGGTCAAGGGATGGGGCGCCGGGGAAGAGTCCTGGCTGATTGCGGTTGATGAATTCTTCGGGGATCCTGGCCAGCAAACGGTCTGGGATCAGTTGGACACGTTTCTGCGCACAGAATTTAAGCACGAGAGCGGCCGCATGATGCCGATCCTGGCCACTTTCATTGATTCCGGCGGTCATCACACCGATGAGGTCTACAAATTCGTGAAAGCTCGAGCTGCGCGGCGGGTGTTTGCCTGTAAAGGCTCGAGTGAAGGCGGAAAAGAGATCCTGGCCAAGTTCACGCAAAACAATTCCTATCGGGCCAGGTTGTATACGATCGGAGCGGACACCGCAAAGGACCGTATCTTTTCACGCCTGCAGATTCCGGCGCCAGGCGCGGGCTACATTCATCTTCCAGATTGGTGCGAAGAAGAATATCTCGAGCAGTTGACCAGCGAGAAGCGAGTCACTCGATATCGCCGCGGCCGTGGAGTTGTACGCGAATACATCAAGACGCGGGCCCGCAACGAAGCGCTGGATTGTGAGGTCTATGCGCTGGCAGCTCTTTATTCTCTCGGGAATATGACTGTGAGACGGTTAGGTGAGCTGGCTGAAAAGGCAGCTGAGAAGCTGGATCCGAATGAAATGAAGTCGAAAGAAGCCCAGACGCCGGCGCCAGGCCGGGATCGTAGCAGTTGGGTGAATCGCTGGCGGGATTAGAGCGCAGCCTCGGCCGCAAGCATGATCTCCAGGGCTTCGTCGGGATGGGCCGCGATCGGCAACACGGGTAAGAGCGGTCCGCCGAAATTCATCATGCAGATGAAGAGATCGGCCACCGCGGGCGATGTGACTTCGCTCTTTTTCCGTGAGCTTCCAGCGGCTGATGACGGAGCTTTGTCCGTGCGAAACACCCGGAAGCGGTGAATATTCCGCCTGATCTTTAGCGTACGTTACTTCGCAACCAGCGGCTCGAGGGCAGTACCGGGCTTATCGCTTCCATGAAGTTATTCTCCAATTGCGGGCTATAGCGCATCGCGGCGAACCTTGATTGCATGGCGCCGCCTATTCCTGATCAGCTGCCGGCAACCTTCACCGCCGGCGAGACGCTTAAATTTCGACGCGCCTTCAGCGATTATCCGCCGGCCGACGGCTGGCGCTACAAAATTTTCTTGAATGGGGCAACCGACACGTTATGTGGCGATGGAATTGTCGACGGCGACGGCTTCCTGGTCAATTTCACTCCGGCTCAGACTGCGATTGGTGCAGGTGTGTACCGTTTTGCTGAGCGAGTCCTGAGCGAAGACGGCACGGAAGTTTATACCGTTAATCATGGCGTCATCGAAGTTGAATTCGATATCGCTACGGCGCCAGCCGGCGCGACTCTTTCCTTTGCTGAACAGATGCTGGTCAAGATCGAGGCTGAGATCGCCAAGCGCCTCGATGCCGACGTCGAGGAATATTCCGTGCAGGCCTCGACGCTGGGTGGCGGCCGCAGTGTCAAGAAAATCCCGATGGAGACGCTGCAGAAGTTGCGCGGCCGTTACGCCTCGATGGTCTGGCGCGCGAAGAACCCGGGCAAAGTTGGCGCTAAGGTGCAGATCGATTTCCTGGACGAAACCGGCGATCAGGATTTTCCGCCCACGTGGACTGATGTTACGGGCTTGCCAGGTGCAGGGCAATGAAGAAGAACGTTGTCAGCCGCGTATTTGACCGCGCACTCGGCCTGGTCGGGCTCGAGCGTAAGGCGCCACACGCGCGCAGCACAGTCTTTGCGGGCGCCACGGGATCCCGTCTTACGCTGGATTGGATTGCGCCGATCTTGTCTCCGGATCAGGAATGCCGAGGGAATCTTAGGTTACTGCGCGCGCGAGCTCGCGAGGTTGCCCGGAACAATCCGATCGGCCGGCACTATCTGAATATGCTGAGCGCGAATGTGATCGGGCCGGCCGGGATCCGCTATCAATCGCTGGTGAGAGATTCAAAAGGCGAGATCGATCGCGCTACCAATAAGAAAATTGAGACGGCTTGGGACGAATGGTGCCAGCAGGGTAATTGCACCGTCGACGGGAAGCTCTCTTTCCGGGCTTTGCAGGATTTGAGCTTGCGTACTGAGGCGATGGATGGCGAGGCCTTTGTGCGTCGGGTCAAGGGATTTGATAACAAATGGGGTTTTGCCCTGCAAACGATCGACGCTGACCAGGTCGATCATCTGTTCTCGCGGCCGCCAGGCAATAAAGAGGCTGAGATCCGGCTCGGAGTTGAGGTTAACAAGTGGGGAAAGCCGCTTGCCTATTGGGTGAATCCCGGCCATCCCAGTGATTTTGGTGGCTCGCTGTTGCGCGATCGGATCGATGCCGATCAGATGCTCCATCTTTTCGATCCCTATCGCATGAATCAGACGCGTGGGATTACCTGGTTTCACGCGGTAATGATGGCCCTGAAGATCTTGGATGGCTATGTCGAGGCTGAGCTCGTCGCCGCGCGGATCGGCGCCGCCAAAATGGCCGTGCTCGAGTGCGCGGATTCTGGAAATTACGAGCAGCCGGATCCGGACCATCCTCTGCGGATGGAAGCTGAGCCTGGCACTTTCGAGGCGCTGCCGCCAGGTTACACGCTGAAAGAATTCAAGCCCGATCATCCTTCGAATGCCTTCGAGGCCTTCATTAAGACGAATTTGCGATGGATTTCGTCAGGCCTTGGTGCGAGCTATAACGCTCTGGCGAATGATCTCACTGGCGTGAACTATTCCTCGCTGCGATCGGGTCTGCTGATCGAGCGTGATCGTTGGAAAGTGATTCAGAAGCACGTTGCGGAGTCGTTTATGGGGCCGATTTTCAAAGATTGGCTTGCGATGTCGCTTCTTACGGGTGCGTTGAAACTCGATTCGATGAATCCGGAGCGCTATCTCGTTGGGAAGTGGATCCCGCGCGGCTGGCAGTGGGTGGATCCCTATAAAGAAACGCAGGCGGCGATTTTGGGCATCGCGGCACAGCTGCAGACGCGCGACGGTGTGATTTCCGATCGCGGGGGTAATTACGAAGATGTATTCGAGCAGCTGGCCGAGGAAGACAAGACCGCGGCGCAATTCGGGATCGAGCTCAACACGAAACTGCCGGCGCGGCCGTCGACGGAGAACAATCCGGCTGCGGGCGATGACACCAATCCGGGACAGGACGAGGAAGATCAGCCTGGTAAGGGCCGCAAGCTCGAGATCGTTTGATTGTGAAGTAATTCTCTAGTTGTCGCTTTTTTCGTAGCACTTGAAGCTGAGTACATTCGTTATGCCGAAGAAGAATTTAGAGACGCCAGCGGCGTTGCCCATGCTGACTCGGTTTATGCCGGTCGAGCTGAAGGCAGTGCGTAAGTCGAAGACTCCGATTACTGAGGCTGCTCTACGCGAAGCGCTCGCGAAATTCAATATTAAGCTTCCGGATGCAAACCGCACCTGGCGTCGTCTCGTGGCTGATGCCAAACGATTGAATGTCGCGATTGAGACGCCTTCACCTGAGCTCGTCGCCTGGCGTGCCGTGGCTGAAGCCGAGCCGGATCCCGGTGATCCCAATGAAGCTGATGAGATTGATGAGCGCGACGGCGATGTTTTCGAGATGTCATTTTCCTCGGAGACGCCGGTTCCGCGCTGGTTTGGTGACGAGATCCTTGATCACTCTTCGGCTGCGGTCGATCTGAGCCGCGCGGCCAATGGTTTGAGCTATCTCGTGGACCACGACACCGGCGACCAGGTTGCCATTATTGAGAATTTTCGCCTGGACGGAAAAAAGACAAAAGGCAATGTGCGCTTTTCGAGATCTCAGCGCGCGCAGGACATCAAGCGCGATGTTGAAGACGGGATCCGGCCTTTCACCAGCATTGGCTATCGCGTGATCGACATGATCCTCGAGAGCAAGACTGACGAAGACAACCGTACCTACCGCGTTACGCGATGGGCGCCGATGGAAGGCTCCTCCGTTGCGGTGCCGGCCGATTATTCGGTCGGGCCCGGCCGATCCGCTAGCGAGCGCGAATACCCGATTTCAGTTCGATCAGCAGCTAACCCAGCAGTGGCGCCGCCACCGCAGATAGAGGTAAGGACCATGAACCCGAAAGATATGAGGGAGTTTCTCCTTCTTTGCAACTCGCACGGCATCGACAACAAACGGGGTGCCGAGATTTTAGAAAAGGGCGGCGATAATTTCACTCTGGATCAGGCCGCGCGTGTGATTTTGGCTGATGTTGCAGCTCGCGGTGCTAACCCGGTTGCAACGCCTGCTGCTGAGCGCAGTGGCGAGATGCTGGAGCTCACCGACAAAGAGCAGAAGGAATACAACATCTGCCGCGGGATCATGACGCAGCTCCGCAACATCGACAGCGGTCGGAACGATACGTGCTTTGAGACGGAAGTTTCGGACACGATCGCGAAGACCTGGGAAGGCAAACGCCACGGCGGAATGTTTGTTCCGTTTAGGTTAAAAGTTGATGCTCAGAAGGCAGCTCGCGGGGCCGAGGCTCTTGGCTTGGCAAAGCGCGCGGCTACGACTCTCACGGCCGCCACTGCGACCAAAGGCGCGGAAACCGTATTCACCGAGCCCGGCGCCTTCATTGAATTTCTTTACAACAAGATGAGGCTGAAGGAGCTCGGGGCCCAGACGCTGAGCGGGCTGCAGGGAAATGTCGGATTTCCCAAGCAGACCGGTAAGGCCTCGGGGAGCTGGGTGGCAGAGAATCCCGGCGCTGATGTTGCCGACAGCAATTTGACCTTGAGCCAGGTGACTATCACGCCCAAGACTTATCAGTCCTCTGCGTCCTATTCTCGCCAGCTGATGGCGCAATCCGTCGTCGACGTCGACAACCTAGTGCGGTCTGACCTGGCGCGCGATGTCGCTTTGGCGATCGATCTTGCCGGCATCAGTGGTACAGGCTCGGCCAACGATCCCAAAGGGATTCTGCACACTGCCGGCGTCGGATCCTACACGCTGGAAGGTGACGCTGGAAACGGCGCGAAACCCACGTGGGACGACGTCACTCTGATGGAAGAGTCGCTCGAGGACGTGAACGCGGATCAGATCGGTGATTTTGCCTGGCTGACCACTCCGGGGATCAAAGGTCTCTTCAAGCGCACGCCACGACTGCTGTACGCGCCGGCTGGCGGTACTGTCGTGAACGTCACTGGCGATCCCATCTGGACTGACCAGAACGAGATCGATGGCTTGATGTCGCGCGTGTCGAACCAGGTCCCCAAGAATCTGACGATTGGCACCAGCGTGGGTATCGCGCATGCGCTGATCCTCGGTGTCTTCGGCTCTCTGATCAATGGCTTGTGGGGATCCGGATTCGAGCTCGTCGTCGATCCTTACAGACTCAAGAAACAGGGATTGATCGAATTGACGACTTTCGTGCTCACCGATTGGGGCAACCGCTATCCGGCTGGTTTTCTCACTGCGGTCGATTGCCTGAAGTCGTAAAAGGGATACTCCAGAGAAGCCGGCGCCGCGGGACTCGCCGAGGAACGCGGCGCCGGCCAAACAGATCAGAAGGGCGGGGAAGACGATGAGAGCAAAAAGAATAGTGCCGGACGCGCAGCCAGTTCGCACCGCGAAGATAAAGCTGCTGAAGGGCGTTGTGCTGGGACCAGAGCAGCGCGGGAAAAAGGGCGAGATTTTCGAGGTCCCGCGGCATTTTGCGACCGAGCTCGTCTCTTTCGGAATGGCTGAAGAGACCGAAGACGGCGATCCGCTCGAGCACGATGAAACGCCGGCGGAAGAAAAAGACGGCTACTCGACGGTGACCATCGAAAAGCCCACTGTGCGCGATCCCAAGCCTTCGAAGCGAGGGTAAGGCGCAATGGCTCTGACCAGCGCGAGTACCGAGGCCGAATTTGAGCTGATGTTGAGCGATGTTGGCGTGGCGGTAAGCTGCGGGCCAGTGAACGATTTCGGTCTCCTGGATTATGACGATCAGGTAATCGAGGGTGAAACGGGTTTTCAGAGCAGCCTTGGCGCGGGAACGCAGAAGCGCGGCGGGGTGATCGGCCGGCAGCTGATTTTAACGGTTTTGACCAGCACGTTTGCAGATGCTGATCTATCGAGCGATCAGCCGATTACGGTGGACGGCCAGGATTACGAGATCAGCTATTCGCTTTCGCATCTGCACATGGCTTTGGATCTGACGGCGATTTATTTGAGAAAGGTGTAAACAATGACGACGAATGCAACGACCGGAATCAACGTGGCTGCAGCTCAGATTGTCGATCTGGAAGCCGCGGATCTCGACACCGATGGCACCTTAGCCGCGAATCTTGATACCAATGTGGCCTCGCAGAAGGCTACCAAGACTTATGCGGACACCAAGGTCTCGAAGGCGCCTGCCGGCGATCAAGCGATTACCGGGGGTTTCAAGCTCAGCAATACGGGTGGTTTCGTTGGCCCGGTTACTGGCGATTTGCAGGAGACTGTGCCGGCCGCCAAGGCGGTTAGCGGTGCGATCGCAGAAAAGCAGGGCCTGGTGCGGCTTGGCAGTGCTGGCGCTCTGGCGATGACGCTCGCGGATCCCACAAATGTGACTGACGACGGAAAGCGCCTCACCATTATGGCGTCGACGGCGCATGCCCATGTCATCACGGTGACCGGTGGGATTGCTGGCGGTGCGAACAATACGATTACGCTCGGTGGCGCGATCGGAGACATGGCGGAATTGGAAGCGCTCGGCGGGAAGTGGTATATGCGCCCGTCGATCAATGCGGCAAAGTCGACGGTTTAACCGATGAGCAGTAGACGCGAGCAGATCGCCGAGAAGGTGCTTGCACTGCTGGATTCGGGGACGACGCCGGCCGGTGACGTGGTGGCGCCTAATGGTTTGACGGTGCATCGCGAGCGTACGCGGCCGATTGAGCAGGACAAGTTGCCGGCGGTACTGATTTATTTCGAAGACGAAGAGCCTTCGACGCTGGCCAAGCAAAAGTATCAGGCACCGCTTGCGGAGCGGCATCTGGACCTGGTAGCGGAGATGCGCGCGGTTCCTGAAAGTGGCCAGGCGCCAGATCAGGTGATCGATTCGCTGTATCTATGGGTGATACAGCAGTTGATGAAAAACGAAAGGTTTGACGGACTCGCGATGGGAATAACCGAGGGTCCGATGAAGTGGACGTCGAAAGAGGCGGATCGGATTTATGCCGGCGCCGCGTTGCACCTGACGATTCATTTCAGAACGAGCCGAGTTGATCCGAGTTCGGCGACTTAGAGAAACGGAAGGACAAAGAAAATGGGAAGCCCAACAATTCATTACCCGATTCCGCATCTGCCTTATCTGGGAAAAGGCTCGCTGCTGCTCGACGTATTTGACGCCAACGGCTTGGCCACCGGTTACCGGCATTTTGGCAACGTGACCACGGCGGAGCAAGAGATCAAAGACGACAAGGCTGAGCTCTTCCAGCACATCAATCGGACGCCGACGCTGATCGCCACGGCTGTGAAGAAGCGAGTGCTCTCGCTGAAGCTCACCGGGACAGATTTTTCCTCCGATCACATGGAAATCGCGATGCTCGGAACCAAGAGCACACTTACGGTCGCTGCAGATGCCATCACGGGCGAGACGCTAGCCAGTGCAACTGCTGTGAAGAAAGGCCGCTACTTTGCGACCTTGATACGAAATATCGATCCTGCCACGGTTGTCGTGAATCAGAGCGGTCAGCTGACCGAGGGCACTGATTACGTGATCATGGATCCCATTGAAGGAATTATCTATTTCCCGCTTGACTCGGGAGTAGATGATGCGACGGCAGTCACAATCGATTACACGCCGATCGCTACCAGCTACGACCAGGTCGCCGGCGCGACTAAGCCTTTCGTGAAGGGCAAGCTGCGCTTTGTGCCGGATCCGACGGATGGGCAGAAGATCGCGGTTGAATGGTGGCGCTGCAATCTGACGCCAAACGGCAAGTTTGAGCTGATCAAGGACGATTACGGAAACTGGGAGCTCGAGGTCATGGTGCTCGACGACAGCGAGAATCATCCTGATTCGCCCTATTTCACTCAGACTTTCACCGGCGTCGTCACCACTTAGTACGCGGCGCGATTTTTGATCGAAAGCTTTTGGAATACATTTTCGGAGCCGCGATGACGGCTCGCTGAAGGAGAGAAACACAAATGTCACTCACATATTCGGTTGGGGTCCAAACCAAGACGCCGGAAGGCACGATCGCTAACACCACCGATAATTTCATCGGAAATGCGGCGTCGATTGTTGACGCATCCATTCCCGCAGCGACGGCAGACCAGGTGGAAGCATGCGCGGTGACGGTCGCGAATCTCGTCATGTGCGTTTTGTATTCGGTGCTCGCGCTGACGATCAAGACATATGCGGCCGGAGTTCTGAAACAGACCATTAACTTGCCTGCGGGCAAACAGATGGTCTGGGACACGAATTCGACGTTCGACAACCCGTTCACCGACAACTTTGATGAGCTGAAGATCTCGAATGCCGACGGGACGAAAGCGACAACCCTGAAGGCACGCTTTTTGATGAGCAATTAGCTCACTTGGCGTTACGCGCGAGGCCGAGCGGGAAGATAACTAGCTTTCCGCTCGGGCTCGGGTATTCTCTGGAAGCAATGGCGACTCGCAGGATCCTCCCGACTATTCCGCAGCTCAGTGCGGCCGACGTCCTCAAGGCGAAGGCGGCTTGCGCAAACTATCGACGATTGTCTTGCGCGCTCGATCGCGCCGAAAAGGCGCGCGAAGCCGCGCTCTCTCAGCTCTTCGATGTTATGGGCGTATCCTTTGACGACGCAAAGGATCTGAATCCCGAGCGCCTGGCGGCCGAGATCCAGCGGCGCGCCGGCATTTCCTTTTCGTTTGAGTCTCCAGAGGCCTCGCAATTCGCGATCCTGAAGGTCTCATCTAATCGGTTTCCCGACTGGAAAAGCAAGTTCATCTCGCGGCTCGGGCCCGCCATCGCTTCCGAGGTTGAGGCCTCAGCTCGTATGCAATACGCTTACGACGTTGTCGATGAGCCTCGCCAGGCTCGATCGGATGTGATTCTCCCGAAACGCGCGAAGTAATTTCTTCTGAAGGAGTGTTGTGTCATGCCAACAGAAACGAAAGAGCAACTGATCAGGATTGGCGGCCGTGAATTCCATGGCGTAACCCAGGAATTGAGTGCTGCGCAAGACGATTACCTGGTCGGACAGCTCAGGAAGGCCGGCGCGCTCGAGCTGGTGCTTTCCGCGGATCCCAAAAATGCCGATCACACGGCCGAGGCGCTGCTCACGCAAATTATGATTTCCGGTCGTGGGCCGCAAGTCCTCGCCGGCGTGCTCACCGAAGTCGGAAAGAAATGGACCTTTGAGGATGCGGCTCGCAATGCCGAACTCTTCTCTCAGATCACCGACATCGACAGCAAAAGGGAAATGCGGACCGCCATTGTGGGGTTTGTCGTCGGTTTTTTTCAATTCGCGACAGCATACGCAAAGACTTTCCAGAAATCTTCTCTCCCGAAATAAAAGGGGGGCGCTGGCTCGAGCGCGGCGCTGAGGATCTCGGGGAATGGGGCTTGATTGTGCGGGTTGTCGCGGATTGGGATCCCGATCGCGCGCGTGGGCGGTTTATATGGCCGCTCCGAGATCTCCTGTCTGCTTACCTGGCGATTCTCAAGCGCCAGGCACAAGATCGTTACGAGTTCGATCTCGAGGTGTGGGCCTTGCTGGCGCCGCATCAGGATAAGCCGGCTGCGCCGCCCAGACTGCCGAAGATCTTGCGCGGCTGAAGATCTGAAGTGAATCTCCAATTGCGGTCATTTTCCTAAGTTAATCTCCAATTGAAGACCGCGGCGGTCGTTGGCATGCTTTGAACCATGCCAGGGGATAAGCCGGAAGTTGGTTTTCAGTACGGCGTCGAGGGCGATCAGGCGCTCTTATCCACTATCCAGGCGCTTCGCGGCGAGCTCCGCAACCTCCAATCCCAGCAGGAAAGAACGGCGACCAGCGCCGAGACCATGGCTCGCGCCTGGCGGGGCCTGATCGAGCTCGCCGGCGCGCTGAAAATCGCAGAATTCGCGCGCGATGTCTTCAATACCGCGGTTTCCCTCGGAAAACTCTCGCAAATCACCGGCGTTTCGACTCAGACGCTCTCGGTCTATTACAAGGCCGCGAAAGATGTCGGAGTAACCCACGAGCAAGTCGATAAAGGAGTGATCAAGCTCGCGCGCTCTTTCGTGCAGCTTGAGCAGGGGAAAGCTCAGGCCGCGGCTGGCTTCAAAGCTATAAATCTTACGGCGAAAGACTTTGCCGGTCTGAACGCCGATGAAAAGTTGCGTAAGGTTACCGACGCTTTTGCGGGCCTGGCGACTGGCGATCAGAAAGCGGCCGCGGCTCAAGCCCTTTTCAGCAAAGGCGGCGCTGAGATGATTCCGGTATTGAATCAGCTCGGGAAAGAAGGGTTCAAAGAAGTCGCCGACCAGGCCGAACGCCTTGGTCTGATCTTTACGCAAGACATGGTCGAAGGGGCGCTGCGCGCAAAGGCCGCGCTGGAAGATGTCAAGGGTCTCGCTGAAGGTGTGACGGCACAATTCGAGGCCGGCTTTATTCCCGCGCTTGCCGATACAGCCGATGCGTTGACGCATTCGGTCGGAAGTGGTGCCGTGAATGGGTTCAAGCTGCTGGGCGAAGAAGCCGGCAAAGTTCTAAAAGATATTGCCTATTTCTTCATCCTGATCGGGCTCGATGCTTCGACGACGGCTCAGCAGGTCGTCGAGATCTTCTCTTTCGTTTGGGAAGAGCTGAGCACCGGCTCTGAAAAGATCTGGATTTCATTCAAGCAAGCGGCGACCGGCGATTTTACCGGTGCGATCGCGACTCTTCGACAAGGTACGCGCGATGCTGTGAATGAATACAGCGATGCCGTTGGCCGTATCCATGCGCTGAGAGAATCCGAGCGCCAGGCCGCGGCCGATGCGCGCGAGAACCTTTTCAATCCGAAGCCGCGGAAACTTCCGAAGGCGGGTGACACTACTCCCGGCGATACCACCGGCGCGAATCTTGAGAAGGGCCTCGATCGAGCTGAAGAGGCCGCTCTAAAACAGAAGGCGCAAGACGAGCTCACCCTCTATCGAGATCTCACCAGGCAGAAGGCCGAGCAGGACAAAAGGGAATACGACCAAGGCCTGCTCACTCTCGAGGAATATTTCAATCGTCGGCGCGCCGCGATCCAGGCGGAATTTATTGAAGAGCTGAAGGCGTTCGGATCTGAAAAGAAGTCACTGCAGGCTTTACTCGCGAAGACTGAGGCTGAGAAGGCGATCACGCCGCAACAAGAAATAGGAAAACAGCGCGAGATCCTGGACCTGAAGCGCCAGATCGCGCACGTCGATGCTCAAGCGGCTGACGAACTCGTCAAGCGTGACACTGCAATCGACAAAAGTGAGAACGATCGTTTCACTGCGAAGCAAGATCACCTTCTGAAAGAGCTCGAGGCGCAAAAGAAGCTCGCGGATCTTGAAGGCAATCGCGCGAAAGCGGTACAGCTGGCGAATCAGATTGAGGATCTGCAGCTCCGCAGGGAATTACAGCAGCTGGGCCAAACCGAGGCCGAGATCAATCGATTTCTGGCCCAGTTCGGCGGCGCACGATCGATCAAAGCTGGCGGTGAGAATGCGAAACAGGATTTCTCCGGCGAGATCTCTGGCTTTGAAGCCAAAAAAGCATCGATCGAGGCCAAGGCCGGGAATGGTCCATTTGCCGGCGGGATTACAGAGCTGCAGGCAAATCGCGAGCTCATCACTCTTTACCAGAACGAAATTCCCTTGCTCGAGCAGAAGCTCGACAAGTTGAGGCAGCAAGCACAGCTCGCCCAACGCGGAAGCGATTTACAGAAGCAGCTCACCAAGGAAGCAGACGATGAGGCCGCAAAGATAGAAAAGCTGCGCCTCGCCATGGCCAAGCTTACATCGCAGTGGAAGACGGAACTTCAGAATGCGGTGGCTCAGACAAGCCACATCGTAACCACTGGCTTTAACGGCTGGATCCAGGGACAAGAGAGATTTGGGCAGGCCGCGAAAAAAGTCTGGAATTCGATCGTACTGACCGCGCTGCAGTCGATCGAGCAGATCGCGGCGAAATGGATCGAGCAGCACATCATCATGGCGGCGGTCGCGAAAGCAATGAAGCTTTTCGGCCTCGGTGATGACGGCAGCAGTCAGACAGCGAAGAAGGTCAGCCAAGCGTCGGCAGCAATCCAGGCCGACGCCGCACAGGCCTCAGCTGATGTTTTCGTGCAAGCGATCGAGGGAATTCCATTTCCCGCCAATCTCGCCGCGGCGCCAGCTCTGGCCGCGGTTACTAACGCGCAAGTACAAGCTTTCCAAGCTCAAGCGGCCGGCGGCGGTGCGGCTGGCGCGGCGGGCTTCCGAGCTGGGGGCCTGGTGGGCAAGAGCTTCTTCGGGGGCGGCACAGTTTCCGGTCCGAGCGGAACTGATGTAGTTCCCGCATGGCTTACGGCCGGGGAACACGTCATCACCAAGGAAGGCGTGAGCTCGGTAGGTGTCGAAACGCTGGACATGATCAATAGCGGCGCCCTGAAAGGCGCTTCGCTTCCCCCGATCCGTCATCCTGCGCCTTATTCCTCGGCTGGTTTTGCTCGTTATGCGGCTGGCGGCGCCGTCAAAGGCTTGGGATCCTCGAGTGGAGGCCGCGGTACGACCACGGTTAATCAGCACACTACGATCCAGTCCTCATCGATCGACAGCAAAGACTTCCGCGATCACATCGACGATCACATGGACTATATCGCCGACAGTCTGAAGGCCAAGATGCGGAATTTGAGTTTTTAACGGTTTCGGATGGGCCAGAGGTCCTCCGAGGTCGAGATCGTTCGCTGTAGGGCTTCTAATGCGCGAGAAGTGAGCGAATTTCATGGCTGATCTGATCTATCCCGAATTACCGGGGCTGGCTTACAACCTGGTCAAGCGGCCGATCATGTCGACGCTTGGCGGGGAGGATCCATCGCCGAGTGGGGACGAAGTTCGCTTGCGCCAGTTTCAGAATCCGCTTTGGGAATTCGATCTCATTTACGAGTGGCTTTACGACGATGACAGCGAGACCTGGGGAACGCTCACCGCTCTGCCTTATCACCAGTACCAGGCGCTTATCGGGTTCTTTCTCCAGAATGCCGGCGCCTGGCAGCCTTTCCTTTTTAAAGATCCCGACGATAACCAGGTCACCGACGGAGCGCTTTCCGTGACGACGGTTGGCGGGACGAAATATTCACAGATCACGCGCAACCTCGGCGGTTTCGACGAGTCGATTCTTGCCGTCGACGGTGATCTGGTGATTTCTGTCGATGGTTCCGCAATGACGGAAGGTATCGATTACACGTGGGATCCGACGCTGGTCGGATTCTCGGCGGCCGGCGTGAGTTGGGATGGTCAGTACATCACTTGGATTACGGATCCCGGCGCCGGCGCGGTGACAGCGACCTTCGGCTTCTATTTTCTTTGTAAGTTCAAAAAAGACGACAGCGACTTTGAGAAATTTGCGGCCTCGCTCTGGCTTCACCAGAAGGTCGAGCTTCGAAGTGTGCGTCGACGAAACGCAGTGTAAAGAGGAAAAGTTAACCGGCGATGCGTCAGGTAATAAAAGGCGACGGAAGCGACGGTACCGCGGCCGCGAAAGCGTATCTGCTCGCGCATGACTCGCTCCTGTCGCAGGAGCTCTACGAATTTCAACAGGCAGCGATCGGCTTTCCGGTTGCAGCGAGGGGTGGATTGCCCATGTCTCCCTGCACACAGCCGACGACGCCTTCTATTACCGAGGACTTCGGGGAAGTGTGGAATGGCGTAGAAAACATCACCGTACTGTTTGGCGAGGGCAGCGCAGTCGTTCTTGGGGACGGCACGAATGTGATCAGTTCGGGGAAGGGCATTTCACGGAGCTTGTCCGGCTTCTTTGTCCCTGATGTTTTCCTGACGGCGCCGATCGGATTGTACGGAGTGCCAGGAAGCGATAACCCTCTAGCGCGACCGCGCTCAGACATCGCGCGCATTTTCGCGGTCGCGACCCTTGATGTCATAAGTGAGGGAAACGTCCCGCTCTGCCATTTTCAGGTTTCTCCTAACGCCGGCGCGGATTGGGGCGGCATCATGCCAGGCCATCCGAACGAAGTCGGTCACTGGCAAGTGAGGCTGGACATTACGAATTTCATTACGTCGCACGTCGCGATCGCGGATCTCGACTTCAATCAGGTTTATTTTGGCATGGGATGCGCGAGTTCGACTGACTGGGGCGACTTTGATAGCCCCGCGGGAGGAGGAATAATTGCACACAACGTCGGTCTTGATTTTGAGTACTCGACGGGAGGGCCCGAACCTCCGCCGTCGCCAAGAAAATTCTTCTTCACCGACTCGAATTCTCCGCTCACCTACGCCAGCTTGAAATATGCGCCGACCACCATAAAAAATGACGGCTTCAAATCAAAGATTGGTCTCGACGTCGATTCGCTGAAGCTCACGTGGACGCTCCGCGGCGATGAGGCGCTGGTCACTGATCCGAATACCGCTGCGACCATTCTCACGATTCTGCAGGGCTTTCAGTACGGACTTCTCGAAGGCTATTGGGTGAAGTGGCGCCGCGCGATCATGCCAACATTTGGTGACTGCGATTCGATCGGTGCGGTCTCGATGTTCCGCGGCCGGATTGCCGAGGTCGAGGTTGATCGCCTCACCGCAAAAATCACCGTTAATTCTGTGACGGATCTCTTCAATCGCCAGATCCCGCAGCAACTGATTGAGGCAAATAATCGCAGCATGCAAGTCGGGCCAGGCCTTCCGCCGGATCTCGATCCGTCGCCGACTCATTGGGCGGTCATGGTTTGCGAAGCCAGCGAAGGCGGGACGGTGACCAAGATTGTCGCGCGGCAGACTCAGCCAACCGCCGACGAGGTCTATGCGCCAGGCACTTTCGACATGGGCTATCTCTGGTTTCAGGCCTCGCCTTTTGAAAACCTGATCGCGCAAGTCCGACACTACGAAGTCATCAGCGGCTTTAATGTGTTCTATCTATTCCGGCCGCTCTACATCGATCCGCACGTCTACGCCGCGAAATTCATCGCCTTTGTGCCAGTTCCGAAAGATCAAAACGTGAGTGGCTCGAGTCTCGTCGAGCTGAAAGGATTTCCATGGGTGCCATTGCCAGAGCAAGCAGTGTAGAGACCGAACAGAGAGCAAGAGTCGTCGAAGAGGCGCGGAGCTGGATTCGAACGCCCTACCATCACATGGGACGCGTAAAGGGCGCCGGCGCGGACTGTTACACGCTTCTACTCGAGGTCTTTCAGAAGGTCGGGCTCTTTACCGCAGAAGACGAGCAGGAATTCTACCCGCGTGACTGGTTCTTGCATGCGCGCGAGGATCACTACAAACTTCGTATTCTTCGCCACGCGCGCGAGATGGTCGAGCACTTTTGTGCGCCGACTGAGATTCGAGCGCCTGGAAATGTTGTGCTCTTGCGGCCGCCAGAGACCGTGACCAGGCGCAACACGATAGACATTCATGGCGGCATAATCTCTGCATGGCCGAAAGTGATACACGCCTTTCCGCCTTGCGTGAACGAAATCAACGCGACGACGCATCACTCCTTCGCGGCCGGTTCCCTGCAATTCTTCTCGCCATGGGGGAAGCATGTTTAAGACGAACGCGAATTCCGCGCCGATCGTTGCCGGCGTTCGACTCAATACTGCGGTGTATGGCGCCGCGATCCCTTTCCTGATCGGTCGCGCGCGGCTCCAAGGTCGCCTGATCTGGCAAAACGATTTCAGCTATTACATGAGCGACCAGGGGAAAAAAGGAAAGAACGCGCAAAGCATCGCGCAGACGGCACCGTAAACCATGGGCGGGAAGAAGAACGTAAAGATCAAATCGTATACGACGGCGTGCGACTGGCTTCTCGCGACGGCGCCGCTCCTTCATCTTCTCGATACCTGGAACAATAAAGACCATTACGCACTCGGCCGCGCGGATCTCGAGCTCGTCGTTGCGGGCGGATCCGTGAATCTAAGCGGTCACATTCCGCAAACGGCGATCGCAGTCGAAACGCACACGATCGGCGGCGGCGGGACCGTCACTGTCGATCATGCTGCGACCTTTGTGCTGGCGATAGGGAATCCGCCGGTTAAATATAAAGGCGCGCAAGCCCTCGAATTCTCGGGGTCGAATCCGCCAGGCCTTGGTGAGTACCAGGTTGCGGCCGGCGTCTTTTCTTTCAATTCCGGCGACATTGGTCAGACCGTTGTGATCAGCTATGCCTATTCGACCGGCTCAGTCGACGATGCGAATTTTTTCGCCGTTCTGGGCGTCGCCGCCGAGATCGATGTTTCGGAGACTTTCAACGATTACGGGGATCCGGCCGGTACGCGCACTATTACCGGTACACAAAGGCGCTGGCTCGCCAACACGTTTTGGGATCCTCCGGAGGTCTTCGAGCCAGTCTATGGAATCACGAGCCGGTCGCCTTGGCAGTACACGGCAAGCGGTCTCTCGATCGCGGTCGACTCCTCGCTGAATGGGAAGAAGCTCGTCGTGCGTGTTGCTTTCCGGATCCCGACTTCATCTTGGGACGGAAATCCCTTGAGCGCGATCCCTTTCGGGATGGAATTCGAGCGCCAGCTCGGATCCGGCTCGGAATATGTCAATCACATGGATGAGCAAGTTATCTATGACGATTGCTCGGGCGTCGGTTCCGAACGCCTGGATCTCGGAACCGGCGCCAGCTATCCGCAGCTCGGATACGAGGCGACCGGCTATCACTCACTTACGGCTGATGGCGATGCGAATCCCGCCGATGCGATCTATACGATTGCGCTCTCTGGCGTCTATGACAATCCCGACTTCTCGGGAGAGACAACGATCACCACGCTACAAATGCTTTCACTTACGCTCTCCGCGCTCGGTCTGGATGACGGAGTTCCGATTATGGCGCCGCTCGACTATCTGCGAGCTTTTTGCGAGGCGTACGGGATTTACATTACGGTCCCGATGCTCGAGCAGAGATCCGCGGCCGATTGGGTTAATGAGATCCTCGAGGTCGCAAATTCGGCCGTTGTCGCCAGCGGCTTCCAAATCAAGGTTATTCCCTACTGCGAGGTCTCGGCTATCGGGAACGGCGTGATCTATACGGCGCCGAGCGCGGCCGGTCCGATCTATGACTTTGCCGAGCGCGATTACGCCGACAAAAAGCAACCTGTGATTGTGCGACGAAAGCGTGCGGCTGATCAGTACAACCTTCAGCCGGTCGCTTACACCGATCGAACCAACGATTATGCCGACGGACAGACCACGGGCGTTGATCAGGGCGGCATTCATTCGCACATGTCGCAACGCGCGCAGCCTAAGACTTACAAAGTCATCTTTGAGGCCGATGTTGCGGACAAAGTTGGAAACGTCCTGGTCAAGAAAAACTCAATTGAGTCGAACGAATACGAATGGAAGGCGAGCGGCATTCGGTTTGGCTTGGCAGAAGCGATGGACCTGGCAACGCTCACCGACGCGCGAGTCGGCCTGAAGAAAACGCCGGTCCGGATCACAGAAGCGAACGAAGACGATAAAAAGATTGTCACCTTCAAAGGTGTCGACTTTTTCTATGGTCTAAACGAACCTCAGCAGATTGCCTCAGCCTCTCAGCTGGGCTCGCGAGTCGATACTCAGAAGGCGCCTGGATCCGTAAATGCGCCGGCTATCTTCGTCGAGGTCCCTCAGCTCAACAAAGCAGGCGACAGCGGAACCTATATCCGGATCGGCCTTTCAGGTGCCAGTCAAGATTGGGGCGGTGCGATCGTTTGGGCCTCGCTCGACGGCACAAGTTATTCGGAAGTCGGGATGCAGGTGGGCGAATCGATCATGGGCCTCACCGGCGGCGATTTTCCTGTCGCTGCGGATCCTGACACGACGCACGATCTCCCGGTGGATCTCTCCGAGAGCTTTGGGAAGCTCGATTCGTATTCGGTCACCTATGAAGATGCTTTCGCGAGCTTGTGCTATGTCGAGGGCGGCTCGCTTTGTGTTCCTTACGAGTTGATCAGCTACGCGATCGCTCAGCTGATATCTGCGAATCACTACACGCTGAAGGCGACGGGTGGGAACAAGATCCGGCGCGGCGTCTATTCGACGCCGATCACTGATCATCCAAGCAACTCGAAGTTCTTATCCTTCGCCGGTCCGACTGTACGGCTCTTAGTGGATCCGGCCTGGATCGGCAAGACGATTCACTTCAAATTTACGAGCTTCAATCAATTCGGCAATCAGATGGAAAGCCTTGCCGACGTGACAGATTATCCGTACACGATCCCGGTGGCGTGCAATTCAGCAATCCTGGGCGGCCGGCCAGATCTCACGATCGACATTCCGGCGACCAGCGCGGGGAATTTCTCAGTCGCGCACGGCATGGCAGCGACGCCAAAGCTGGCGCTGATCCAGATGACCTCGGCCGGAAAAATCTGGTTTCAGCCGGCGCGCTATGACGCGGTCAATGTTTACCTTACGGCTTCCGACGCCGGCCTCACCGCGAAGCTATTGCTGTACTCCGTCTCTCCTGGCGCTGAGGTCGCTCTGGCTCCGAGCGCGCCAGGCAATTTCGCCGTCGCTCACGGCCTCGGCGCGGCGCCGGCCGTCTTGCTAATCCAGATGACTTCGAGTGGCGAGATCTTTGCACAAACGCCTTTCGCCGACTCGACGAATCTCCACTTGGCGGCCTCAGATTCGGGGCTCACTGGCTACGCCGAACTGTGGCAGCCTTCGACATCGTCGACCGCGATCGCGCATGTCCTGATAGGCCTGGCGCCGGCGTTCGGCGGGAATTTCGCGGTTCCGCATGGTTTGGGAGTCGTACCGACGGCCGCTTTTATTCGCATGTCTTCCGATGCTGAGATCTGGTTTCGGGCCGCGCGCTACGACGCAACTTTCGTTTACCTGGTCGCTTCTGATGGGGGAATTACTGGATCTGTCGAGGTCTTTGCATGAAAAAACTAACGCTTCTGTTTCTCTTGATGGTCGCGAGCTTCGCGATCGCTCAACAACCACAATCACAGACGGCGCCGTTCTTCTCGGCTAATGCCAAATATACAAATGGCGTTGCGCCTGGCTATGCGCCTACGACGGGATCCGGCCTCACGCTCAACCTGGGAAAAGGGACGGCGAACTGCTTGGGGATCCTGATCGAGTATGTGGGCGGCACGCTCACCATGACGAATTCGACAACGAATTATGTCTATCTCGATCCCGCTAGCTCGTGCGCGCCAACTTCCAACACTTCGGGCTTCAATTCGAGCACGATCTGGATCGCCAAGGTGACAGCCAGCGGCGGGGCAATCACGGTGATAGATGACGTGCGAACCGGGTTCCTGGCGCCAGGCACGGGTTCAGGAACGCTAACCGGCGCCGGCGTCAATGGCGATCTAGCCTACTGGAGCGGCACCACGTCGCTAGGAGATTTGAGCGATTTCACCTTTGCGAGTCACACGATCGCCGGCGGCGCTTCCTCTATTTTCGATTTGAGTGCAGCCACAGGAACCGCGGCGCTCAAGGTTCCTTCGCACACGACAAATACTGCTTCTGCCGCGGGTGTCGTCGACTACGATTCGACCAATTCGAACTATCACGCCAACAGCGGAGCCGATTCGCTTCTGCTGCTGGTCCCAACTGCTTCCATCCCAGCCACGGGCGATCTGATCGACGCATCGGTAGTTAGCAGCAAATTGGTCGCGCATGATTCTGGCATACCTACAGCGAACGTAGTCAAGGCTTCCTCGCCAGGACTTGGCTATTGCCACTTTGCCGGATCGACGCAGACTTGTACCAGTGTGACCATTCCGCGCGGCATACCGTTCACTATCGGCGATCCGGCGGGATCCGTGCTCACGGTCGCCAGCACGACGACGGATTATGTCACCGTACCTTTTGCTTGCACGATCAGCGGCTATCACCTGACTCTGCAGCCGAGTGGGACTATCACGGTGAAGTTCTGGAAAATTGCGAGCGGGACCGCGGCGCCGACATCAGGCAATTCGATCTCGACGAGCGGCGTTGGGATCTCTACAGGAACTGCGGTCGATTCGAGCACGACGAGCGACTTCACGACGACAACGGTTTCGGTGAATGATCACATGGCGATGAATGTCACGGCCGTATCGACGGCTAGCTATGTCAACGGGGTGCTCACATGCGACGAATCGCAGTAGTTCTCGGAATCCTGCTCGCGGCGGGATGCGCGAGCGCCCAGAACCAACTCGGCCAGCTTCCGACGTTTCGCCAGATGTGCGTTCTCAATTCGAGCGGAACCTGCACCTTGCACGATGCGGTCCCGATCGGCGATATCGAGTTCGTCGGGGCCGACAATTTCAATAATACTTACGGCATTCCGACGACGCTGCTCTCCGGCACGACGACGCAAGAGGCGAGCTTCACCGGAAACTCGATGAAGGTCTATCTGTGGTGCAAGGTCACGACCTCGGCCGGCACCGAGAGCGCGACGCTCAACGGCACGCCCAGTTTTACGGGGGGATTCCTGGTCGATTTTCCGAACCCTCTCGGATACGTCTGTCCGAATGATGCTTCGACCGGAGGCGCGACCAACGGCACCAATCCCGAGACAACCACCGCTCTGACGTCGTCCCAGAATGTCGATCTCGCGGTCTGCTATTTCGACAATTTTCACAACGGCGGCGACGACATACCGAGCGCGGCCGATGGCTGGAATCACATCGGATTCGCGAACGGATCGGACGCGCGCGGATTCGGGTTCAAATATCTCGGCACCAACGGAAGCGGAAACACCTGCAAATTCGAGATCGATAGCGGCGCCGATAGCAACGCCTCATGGGTCTTCGCGCTTTTCAAGACGGCCGCGATCGCCATGGTGACGACGTCGTTACCCTCCGGCGCGCTGACCAAACCCTATGACGCCACGGCGCAGTGCGCGGGGGGCGCGGGCGCCTATACGTTTTCCGCGTCCGGTCTGCCCAGCGGCCTGTCGATCAATTCCTCGACGGGCAAGATCACGGGAACGCCTACCACGGGCACGACGACGCCTTCGATCAGTTGCACCGATGGTACCCACACGGCCACCCTCAACACGGCCCCGCTGGTCGTCAATAGCAGCGTGACCACGCCCTCTGTCCTGGCGTTCGCATCGGTCAATCCCGTCAATCTGGGATCGGCGAGCGTGGGCGATTGTCTGCTGATCGGCGCCGATATCGCGAACGGCGCACCGATCTGGACACCAAGCGACGGCTTGAATACCTACAGCTTTTTAGGGGTTCGCTATATCCATAGCGGGAGCGCGGGCACCGGCGTCGGCGGTCTCGCCGTGTGGGGCGCCACCGCGAGTTCTAGCGGATCAGTCGTTATTACGGGTCCTGGAGTCGCGCAGGTCGGAGTCCGGCTTTCCGCTTGTCAGATGTATTACGACGCGGTCGCGAGCTCGACGGGTGTCGTCACTGGCACCGCGACGATTACCGGGTCGGCGATCTCGACGCTTGCTCCCGACAGTTTCGTCTGGGGCTTCATCGAAGGCTGGTCGAGCGGGACAGGATGGTCAGCGGGAACCGGATTCACCGCCGACTCGCACGTTGGAGCGATGTTTGGGGAAGACGCGACCGAGTCGACGGTTGGAAGTTATACGCCCACGTTCGCGCAAACTAGCAACACCGATGGACGCTGGTATCAGTGGACGCTCGGGCTTCGTCCTGGCACTTCCGGAGTGGTCGCAAATAGCGGCGGCACGCGTCGAGGAAAGGGGCCCTTCTAATTCCCATCGTCGCAGAAAAAAGTGGGCATGGCTCATTACTCCGGCTGGCTATGATGCTGCTCGGCTGGCATGTCGAGAATCCGCGCGGTCTTCCGGCCTAGCCCAAACAGCGCCGCCAACGCGACCAGTAGGATTAATAACCCGTAATTGATTAGCTTCGTGCGGTTCATTTGTAGATTCTCCGATGAGAGTGTCGCGCAAGCGCAGCGCGGGAAATTCTATGAGCTTCGCCATCAGGACTCCGAACGCGATCGCGACGACAACATAGAAGGAAAAAGTAAAAGCTGAATCACCCCAAGCATTGCGGATCACGAGCGAGATCGGTTGCTGCCAGAGATAGATGGAATAGGAAAATACTCCGATCGCGGCGAGCGGCCGCAACCAGGCATACGGTTTGCGATCGACGGACCAGGCCACGAGCAAAGCGAATCCCGCGAGCATCGCAGTGAGTCCCCACGTCTGCATCGCTCTAGAATCTGCCTCAAATAAGAAGACGGGCGCGAGCAGTACTGTGGCGGCGGGAATCGCCCAATGTCCCGAGACTTTGCGAAACCATTCGGCGCGGAAGTCATGCACATAGCGCAAGCACACTCCTGCGAACAGGCCGTCCAACCGGAAGTGGGTCGCGTAGGTCTGAACCGGATGCAACAAGATTCGCAAGGCCAGGCACGCAACAATCAGCGCACCTGAGATGTACGGAATGGCCTGCAATCCTTCGCGTCTTCGCGTGAGCAGTAAGAGCACAAAGGGCAGCAGAAAATAAAAGTGCTCCTCCACGCACAGCGACCAGGTATGCCCAAAAAGGAAAGAACCGTCGGGCGCCATGAAGTAATTCCGGACGAATGCCGCGCTCAGCCAAACATCTTTCGGGGATCCTCCGGCCCATCGCAGCAGCAAAGAAACCACGAGAAGAAAGACGTAGAGCGGTGGCCATATCTTAAAGCCACGGCGGATCAGGAAGCGCGTGACGCGAATCCTTCCGAACTCGCTGAAGTCGCGAAAGAGCAGGCCGGAAATTAGATAACCACTGAGCACGAAGAACAGATCGACGCCAGACCAGCCGATCATGCGCCAGGTCAGACAGTAGTCGAAGTGCCGTCCCATCACGAGCAGGATGGCGAACCCGCGCAGCACGTCGAGAGATTGGTTGCGAGTGCTCATTTAATCGAGCGAGTTGATGGAAACCTCCAAATTGAATCCGGTCGCGCGGGGCTCCGAATGGGGGAAGGGAAACAGCAGGAAACTAGCGTGCCGAGCCCCGCGCGGAGAACATGCTACAACGGACGCGACAATTGTCAATGGCCGCTTCAAGGAATGTTACAAAATCCGGACAGCGCAAGAGGTTTCTAAAGTTAATCTCCAATTGCCGCGGAATTCAGGCGCCTCCACTCTGAAGGTGTGCCTCAGAATTCCGATCGCATTCGACCAGACGCGCAGGCGGCGAGCTACAAAGACGCCTCGCCGGCGGCTCTTCTAGAACAGTTAAACCTGAATTGGACGAAGCTCCGACTCTTTGAGCGCACTGTCGCCGATCGCGATCGCCAGATCGACAAGCTTCACACGTCGGTAAAAACGCGAGACCAGGTCATCGATAAATTGAAGATGAGGCTGACCTTCGGCCGCACTATCGCCGCGATCGCATACGCCGCGGCCGCGGGCGCCGCCGGGGCCGGCGTGAAAGAGCTCGCCGAGTTGCTCTTCTACTGGATCCGCCGATGAAAATCGACACTTATCGTTTTCTCGAAACGGATCGCTCAATCATTGGCCGCGTTACCATTGAGGGCCAGCAGTTCTGCTTCGACCTGGAGCCCGGTCGCTTTCATCCCGTGCATCCGGGCCATCCCTGCATTCCCTGCGGAGTCTATAAAGTCCGCCTCACACTGAGCCCACATTTCGGCTACATCACACCTGAGTTGCTCGACGTGCCAGGCCGCACGAATATCCGCTGGCACAAAGGCAACAAGCCGGAGGATTCACTCGGCTGCACGTGTGTCGGAACCAGCCATGGACCAGCGCCGGACTGGATCTCGGATAGCCATACCGCATTCGACAAGCTGATGGAACTCTGCACAGCCGCTGAGGCGCGCGGCGAAGAGATTACCGTGGAATATCACGACATCGCGCAAACCGAACCCGCGCCGGCCGAGAGCCAGCCATGAACCTCAAACAATATCTCGGCACGCACGTTTTTTACATCGTCGTGATTGCGATCGCGATTCTTCTCGGCCGCGCCTGGCTGCAGGAGCACGATGCGCGCCTGCTCGCTGAACAGCAGATCAAAAAGAGCGAGCAGCAAGTCGAGGACCTGCAGAAGCAGATTGCCACGAACGACGCCGCGGCCGCGAAGCAGATCTCCAGTCTGCAAATCCTGCAGCAACAGACCAAGACGCCACAGCAAGCGATCGCCGCCATCCCTTCCCTGTCTAAAATTCCGCTGAATACGAGGATCGGTCCGACTGGCGGCACGGTGATCGTGGATGCCGTCCCACTCTTTCAGGAGCTCGCACACTGTAAGGAAGATGCGGTCGAGCTCGCGGCCTGCCAGGCAGATTACAAAGCCGAAGTCGCGATCGCCGCGCAGAAAGACGAAGAGATTGCCGCGCTGAAAAAGAAACCGCGGTTCTGGAAGCGCGTCATCTCGACGCTGAAGACGGCGCTGATCGGGGGCGCCGCGGCCGAGGTCCTGCACATTGCAATCAAAGGGGCGTTATGATCACCAAACTGCAGAACTTTGTTCTCTCGCTACTCGATCCCAAGGGCGCAGTCAGCTTTGGCAGATTCACGGCGCTGCTGATCACGATGTTTGTGCTCGGGTGGGACACGTCTTACCTGGTCTTCGCCTGGAAGTTTAATCGCCACCTCGCGGCCGGCGCCGGGCTGTTGAGTTTATTCCCTGATGCCAGCACGATGGGCGCACAGGTTGTTCTCATGACAGTCTTCTACGGGGTCACAAAATACGGAGATATCACTCTGGCTAGATCAGATTCGGCCGTCACCGCGCCCGCGCCTGAAACAAAATAAATTGTTCTTATGGAAACCTACCTCATCGACGTGACTGCGAGGGGGCGGCATGTCGCGCTGGTCTCGACGCACGACAAGCAATTTGTCGACCGGCTGATCGATGTGTTTCGTAGAGCGGGCATAGATTACAGATTCGATGTGACCACCTCTCCCTCCCCGCCGAAAAAGAAGCAGATGTAGGGTATCCGTGTTTACTCCCGAGGTTCCTAGCCCAGCCGCTAGCGGCTAAAATGCCCACATGGAAACCCAACCTTGCCTTATGTGCCGTACGCCACTGAAAGCTCCCGGCGGAATCAATATCACCGGGGATCCGGCCGTCGCGCTTTTTATGTTCGCGTCGAGTGTGGGCATGCGTCCGCGATTGAAGTCGCCCGCCAAGCGCTTCCCTTTTTGCGTTCCGTGCATGAATTCGCTGGCCACAGGAATTCCGCCAGTCGAAAAGGGATACCTCTACGTCGCTGCGTGGGAAATTTTCCGCGGACTCCTGATCAATGATGAGAGCAATACCATCGCACTAGCCACGATGATGCAACTACGAAATCCCGCGGCCAAGTTGCGGCTCATGCCGGGATCGAAGTCCGAAGTGCCACAGCTCCCGGCCGCTGGCTGATTAGCCGCTAGCGGCTAAACGCCGGCATCGGGGGGCGCCCGCATTTCTACTGTTTGTTGTGTATTACCTTCGTTTCGCGACCGCGTACTAATCACTAGCTAGCGAGTAGGGATTCCACATAGATTTGAGACTGTAATGCGAAACTGCTATGACTGCTGCTCGTGCACAATTCGCGAAGACGGTGCATCGCGGGCCGATGCCGGCCAAGATGGCCAGGGCCTTCGATTCGTTTGATCGCGAGCTCGAGGCCGCAGAACTGAAGATCGCTGCAACCCGCAAGACTCTCATCGCTCACTACACCGAGGAAGATATCGACACCTTTGTCGAGCGCATCGCTCTGACCCTGGCGAAGCCTGGCGCCTTCGATGAACTCTGCTCGCGCATCGATCGGCTGCTTGCTGATGCCAAGATCCCGTCTGTGAAGTGAATCTCTAATTGCCTCTGGGCTCGTCGCTCGCGCACACTTGCGTGGAAATGACGAAGAAGCAAAAACAACGCCTGGCCACAAAGGCAAAACACCTTTTCAAAGCGCGTGAGCTCGGCCGGAACAATTACGCCAAGTCCGATCGCTTGCTCGCCGAGATGCGGACTGCCGGCCTCAAGCCTGGCGATGAGATCGTGATCAATGCCGCTGGCGACAAGGCTGTTCTGAAGGATCTCTACGCCAACACCGACAAGGTCTTTCGTTCGCATGGTATCGGCCGTTTTGAGCTGGAGCTCGTGAAGGCAAGCGTGTGAGTATGGAAAAAGGTGTTGTGTATCTACCGCGGTTCCGCTTTCTTGGAAACGATCCTCGGAATCACTACTCGGTCAACGGGATCATCTTCACAGCAGCTGCAAGCGGATGGCTTCCGCTGATCTGGCGGGTGTTTTTCAGCACCTACGGGCGGCTCAGGGGTGTTTCAATTCACCTGAATTGAAAAACGGCCTTTTTGAGCCGAATTATTACCACCTAGTAAACAGGGAAATGAACCAGGTCGCACTTTACGCGCGCGTCTCGAAGGACATCTGCCGAACCTGCGGGAAGGCGCCCGGGTCGCATGACGCCTCCACTGGCCATGAGTTCAAAGGCCAGGATCCCGAGGCCCAACTCCAACCTCTTCGCCAGATGTGCCGCATGCGGGGCTGGACGATCTCGCACGAATACATCGATCAGGGTTGGAGCGGCGCATCGGAATCGCGGCCGGCTTTCGATGAACTGATGGCCGCGGTAGATGCGATAGATCCTCGCGCGGGTATCCCTAAAAAGTTCGATGGCATCGTCGTCTGGAAGTTCGATCGATTCTTCCGATCGACGAAACATATGTTGCGGGTGCTCGATCTGTTTGAAGCCAAGCGCCTCGAGTTCGTCTCTCTGACGGAGTCGATGGATACGTCATCACCGATGGGCCGACTGCTCTTCACCATTCTCGCGGCGATTGCGGAATTTGAACGCAACCTGATTGCCGAGCGGATCCGCAACGGGATGAAGAAGGCCGGCGCGAAAAGGCCTGGTCCGAAGATAGCGGAGCGCGGTCCATCACGTTCAACACTATGGAGGATAAAACATGGAAAAAACAATGACGACACCGGAGCTCGTGAGATCGCGGATGGCAGCGGCGTTCAATGAGTGGATGCGCCGCTATACTGAAGAGCCAGAGAAATTCCGACAAGGTTGGCAGGAAGTCGTGCAGTTTCTAGAAGAGAAGAAGCAAGGGTGTGAAGAGCCCAGCTACGGCGCCGAATGCGCCGCCTATTTCGATTCGTTGCTACGGGAAATTCCGTTTCCCGCAGAGGTTTGAGTGTCGTCTGTTGGTCATTGGCGATTGTCGGCCCGCGATTAGAAGTGAGCAAAACAATCAAATGCTGACCTACCAATGGCAGCCTAAACCGAGGCGGGCCCGGCTTGTGACACCGGGCCTAATCCGGCTTTAGCGCTCAACAATGGCGTAACTTTCATGTTATTGTGGGGTTCAGTTTTCGCTTTTTCCCCTAAGCGATCATGAACGACGAACGGCGCGCAGAAATGGAACGCCTCTGTATGCAGATACAGACGGAACAGGATCCGGGAAAGTTCTCTGCTCTAATCGTGCGACTTTCCGAATTGCTCGACGAGCAAATTAGCGCTTCACCAGGATCAGCGCAGCGCGAGTCCCTTGTACGCTCTTCTTAGCCAGGGCATCGACCGCTTCCTTTTTCGTCCGCATGCGAATGTGCGAATAGCGCTCGAGCATCGCGCGGGAGACGTGGCCGGCGAGCTCGATCACCGTGCGTTCACTCACGTCTTCATCTTCGAGTAGTCGCGTGATCGCGTGATGCCGTAAGTCATACATGCGAAGATTCGGTAAGCCGGCCGCCTTCCTCAATTTGTCCCACGATCCTCGCCAGCTCGAGATCGGTCGCCTGGGATCAAAGCCGTTGGTTCCGTTTGCCGCTCGATGCGGAAGAATGTAGTGATCCGGATCGACGGCGCCGAGGTCCCTTGCTCGTTTGATAAGCTCGCGCATTGCCCATGCCGCGGGAGAATTCAGCGGGATCGCGCGCCGTCGGTATTCGTTCTTTACGCCTTCCGTGATGTGGATCACCGGCGGATCCAGATCAATATCCATGCGGCGCAGATGCCGGATCTCATTCGGGCCGGCCGTTGTGTTCGCGGTCAGGATCGCGCAACAATAGGCAACTTTCCAGCGGGGATTGGAAGCTGCCACGCGGAACAATCGCTCTTCATCTTCGGAAACCAGAGCGCATCCTACGCTCGGCCGCGGCAGTCTCAGCGGCTTGTAGTGCGGCGCGATCGGCGCCCACAAATTTGCGCGCGTGAGAATTTGCGAGAGCGTATTGAGCTCGTGATTCACCAGCGACGGTCCCGCGCGATGGAATCCACATTCGCCGGCGCTGCGCAATTTCTGATACTGCTCGAAGTGGCCGACGTGGATCTCGCCTAGCATGAGCTCGCCGAAAAAAGTTGTGAGCCGATTGATGCAGTTCGTGTAATGACGCTTCGTTCCCGCGCCGATGTGGGGCACGTGAGTGTCGAACCAGATTCTCGCCGCCTCTCGAAAATTGAGAGCAGCCAACCGGGAAGGATCAATCATCAGGGCTCGGGCCGCTTCACATGCCGGGCATGCGATGTGGCCTCTGGTGTGGATCGGGGAAGGGAAAGGTTGTATCACCGAAGGGTCGCGCATGGATTTCTCCCTGGGATCGTTACAAAAAGCGAACAGAAGGGGAGAGCTGGAAATCCTTGCGAGCAGGCTGAACTATGCGCCTGACGCGGCTTTCGGCGCAAGATGAAAGATTTTTCTTACGATCGTGGACTTTTCTCAGGATCGGCTTGCCAGTTACAAAATCCGGACACCCAAAGGGGGGGAACCTCGGCGGTTAATCTTTTCCCTTGACATTGCGGTTCAGAATCTGCACACTTGCGGCTGTGATGGTTGAGACCGACGACAATCTGCTCCACTGTAGAGACTGCGGAAAGAAATGGTTCCGCAAGGAAGGCTATGAGGGCGATCCGAAACAATGCCCTCGCTGCCGCTCTCGCAACTGGAAAACAGGAAGCCGCAAGCGGTCGAGCTCGTCACAAGAATCTGTCCGCCCCACCAGGCGAGCCGTTAGAGTGGTAG